CAAAGCGCACTCGGCTTTTCTGCGCTTTAGTAGACCAGGCAAAACCTTGCCACCGCCCTTGGTCCACAGCATGAGCTGCTCCTTGGCGCCTTCCCAGTCACCGGCATTGATCTTTCGTTTCAATGTGGAGGTCTGGAGCCTGCCAGTCCCCAAGTTGTAGCAGAAGTCCACAATGGCGTTGCACTTCTTTTCGTCTGTGGCCAATATGGGGCAATTCCTTAATGCACCAGGCAAGTAAGTATGCTCCAGCTCTATCATCAACAAAGCCCTGGCAGTTGGCTCATCCATTGGCGGGTCCTCCAATGTCACCTTGCGCTTGTCAGCGTAGTAGGTCGAGCCGTAGCCTATCGTTGCCACTCCAGCAGGGCAAAGATAGGGCTTGGCACGATAGCCCTCAAACTGGCGGCAAAGGGCAGCAGCCAGCTCTAAGTTCATAATCCGCGCTTAGAAAGAGTTCTATCCAGAAACCAATAATTGATTGTTCCTGACAGCAATGCAGAAAAGTCTGGAGTCATCATGGTCTTAAACACCTCGACCGCTGGGGCGCCAGCAAGCCAAGCATTCCATGCAAACCAGACATGAATGAAGCTCCACACAAACAGCACCCAGTATGTGACCAGAGGCCGCACAGAGGCTGACAGACTGGCCACCCATCCACCAGCAGCTTTGACCATCTCGGCCTGCTGGGTGATGGCATTGTTAAAGGCATCCATCACGCCCACATCGACAGCTGCTTCACGTTGAGCGCCAATCTCAGCGAGCTTTTGCTGGCCCCTTAATTGTTCCAGGTCGCATTGCCGACTAAACATTAGCAGTTCATGCGATCTTTCGTTTTTCTTATCAAGCCATTTCAAGACCTCTGGCGCCATCCTAAAGACACCGCCAAAGATGGACCCCAATATACCGCCACCCAAAATATCAAACATAAAAATCCACCTTTCTATTTGTAAAAATCTCAAGCCTTAATTTCTGCTGATCTGCTTTCTTGCAGTACAGCTCAAACAGCAAATCATCTAACTTTTCCTCTGCTTTGGCAGCTTTTACAATGGCTCTGTGTTCTTCTTGGTTTTTCTCAATTCGCCTTTGAGTGCCATCTGTTTTTTGAGGATAACCAGTAGCATCGACAATGGGAAACCATCTGATTGCATCGATAGTCATTTCTTTTCCCTCTCAAGTGCATCCTTATACCCGTGAATAATTAAAGCTCTAGTTTCTGCTGAATCTGCCGTGCCGGCCCATTCCGAAAGATTGTTCCAAATGACGATAAAGTCTGAAGACTTGCAATGCACCGCATTGTTTTTTATCCACATGACCATTTGCTGATGGCGCTCTGAGGGGTTGTGAATTGTCCAAGCAATCGACCAAAACTCCCGCACATAACACCCAGTCTTGGCTGTAGCGCCAGCAAGCCCTAATAACAGTAAGAGAACAAGCCAGCGCATTCATTTCAATCTTCTGACATATCACTGGCTGCCAAGTTGATGCGGGTCTTTAATGCCGGAATGTCCTCTGGCTTTTCTTTAAAACCAATGGCAATGTAGCCGGCAAACTTGCCAGGGTCTGGTGGGATTGAGCCTCTGCACATGAATTTGACACCCTGCTTGATGCCCCACTCTCCGACCTTGCTTGACGGGTTAAATTCCTCGCACAGCACCTCATTATTTAACATGGCCACCATGGCAGCGTTGCGGTCAGCACTTGCGTTGAATAGGCTTGTGACAGTCCCTTCAACGGCCTTTTCTCTTGATCCATCAGAATTGAGCGCCAGCACAGTGGTGCGACTATTGGTGGCCAAGTTGGCCTTGTGGATCAGCAAGACAATGCCATCCACATCCTTCATCAGGCTTCTGGCCGGAATGAGCAATTGCTCTTGCTTGGCCAGCTGGGGCATCTTGTCTTGAGTCGTAATAGCATGGAGCAGCACTTGCCTTGAGTCCCAAGCAAAGTATCCGGCAAAGGCCAGAAACGACAGCAAGATCACTGTGAAGAGCTTGAACGGGTTGTCCACCCATTTGATCAGTTCAACAATCTTTCCAGCAGTTGAGTCGTCTTTCTTGGCTTCGGGCTTTGGTGGTGCAGCTGGCGCGGCCAAAGTCACATTGACTTGGCTGGCCGGTGCAGGCTTTGGCCTTGATCTTTTAACTGGCGCGACCTTGGCCGCTGCTCTTTTGACTGGTGCTTTTGTCATTTCATTGCCCAAATAATGATGAATGTGGACCAGACCACAAAGGCCGTGATACAGACCGCAGCAATGATTGCCACGGCCCAGTCTTTCACTTTAGGCTCGTAAAGATGATGCCGGCCATGCTGGTCAGCATGATCCCTGAGACCGCAAGCATGATGTTCTCTAGGCGCTTAATCCTGGCACACAGCATCTCATAGCGCAGTGTGCAAACATCCACATGGGCATTGAGTTCTGCTTGTGTCGGCTCCATGATTAAACAGAAGCAGCTTGCAATGGTGCAAGGTTTTCAGTTGTCCAAAAGTCTTTAGCCAACATAATGACCAAATGCTCTTTATTGCGCGACAGGCAATCTGCCCAATCTTCAGCAGTCATGTCTGTTGGCTTCCCTGCGTTAATCAGGTTAACTGAGTCCATTGCAGCAGAGTAGTGCTTGGCAATTTGTTCTGGTGTTTGTGTTTCAGTAGTCATGTTAGTCCTTATGGATGGGTTAATTTGTAAGCGTCAAATTCTGCTTTGAGTTCTTGGATGGCTTTGATAAGCATTGGAACAAATACAGAGTATTTAACTGCTTTGGTTGTTGTTTCAAGAACATTGCCCTCTGCGTCTCTATCTGGTGTTTCCTCAATCATTGCGGGGAACACAGTTTCCAACTCTTGAGCAACAACACCAATTTGCTTTGATGTATCGCCAATCAGGTTGTAATTACGCACTTTTACTTGCATTAGGTCAGCAAGTTTAGGGGAGGCATCAACAATGTTTTCTTTTAACTTGACATCAGAAATTGCGCCATAAGAGTTATTGGTATTTTGTACATTGCCATTACCAATTACTTTAAATACTGTAGCCGCACCATTTGCTGTTTGTGAAATAAAGTGGTTAAAACCAGTTCCTGCGGCAGTTGCGGTAATGGTGTTATATATAGAAGCAGTATAGGCTGCACTAGACGCATACGAAGCTAAAGCATTTACAGTTGTAGAGGTTGTATTTAATTCGTTACCTGCGCCAGTACTAGATAAAACACCATTTGTAATATCCGTAGATACTTTGAAACCACCATTAGCATTTACAAATGCTCTTGGATTCCCATCCCCATCAGACAGCACGATGTAGTTGCTTGATGTGCGAATGTCTAGGCCACCTTGGTTGCCGTTGTATGCGCCAAAGATTGAGTTTTTAGAGCCTGTGGTTACATAATATCCCGCACTACCACTAGCCGCTGGCGCACTAATAAATGTGTTGTTTGTACCAGTCGTTAATCCATAACCAGTTGCCTGTCCAACGCAAGTATTTGAGTTTCCAGTTGTCTGTGTATAACCAGCTTGATAGCCAATAAAAGTACTGTATGAGCCAGTATTTGTGTATCCCGCCTGATAACCTACAGCAGTGTTGTTAGATGCTGTGGTGTTGGAATGAAGAGCCGAAAAACCAAGGGCAGTATTGTTGGATGCCGTGGTGTTGGTGCGTAAAGCCCCATTACCTACGGCTGTGTTGTAAGACCCCGTGGTGTTTAATGCTAAAGCCGCGCTAATGGCGGTTGTACCTCCACCTATAGCAGTATTAGATAGTCCAGTAGTATTCGTGTATAAAGCCTCTGAACCAAAAGCAGTATTTTGACCTGTTGTATTGCTATATAACGCTGTATAACCAACAGCAGTGTTGTATGAGGCTGTGGTGTTGGATGCGAGTGCGCCACTACCAACACCAGTGTTATTTGCGCCAGAAGTCAGCACACGCATTGTTCCGTTACCAATGGCGGTATTTTCATCCCCCGTCACGCCGGCGGAGTTATCCATTGATAACCGACCAACAGAAACGTTGTAGTTGCCTGTGGTGATTGCTTTTCCAGCAATATAGCCAACAGCGGTGTTGTTTGTTCCTGAAGTTATGCTATACCCTGCTTGATAACCAGCAGTTGTGTTGTTTAAATTTGAACCGCCAACTTGACTATACAAAGACTGATAACCAACAGCGGTGCTATTACCGCCCGTTGTATTAGCCGCTAAAGCACTAGCACCCACCGCAGTATTGGTAGCCACAGCACCTAAACCACGACCTACTGTTAGACCTTGAACAACTGCACCACCAGTTAAGGTAGATACGCCAGTTACTCCAAGAGTGCCTGATGCCGTAATGTTTGCAAAGCCTGCCGTGCCTGTCAGTGTCGGGCTGGCAGACAAAACATTGTTGCCAGTGCCTGTGCTTGTGCCAACACCAGTGCCGCCTTTAGTGACCTTGAGCAATGGGCCTGCATCAAACAATGCGTCAATGCTGTCCAGATCGGTGTTGATCTTGGTCCCCCATGAATCTGTTGAGGCTCCAACCTCTGGCTTGGTCAGCAATAAATTTGTGGTAGTTGTATCTGCCATTAAATGCTCCTATGCGGCTATTTGCCATGTTTCGCTATTATCCGCAATTGCAGTCCAAGTTTCACTGCTGTCAGAGATTGCGGTCCATGTTTCTGATGTGTCTGTGATCGGTGTCCAAGTCTCTGAATTATCAGAGATCGCATCCCAAGTTTCTGCCGTGTCCGACTCAGGGACCCATTTTAGATTGCCAGCAATCGTCATGGATGACTGGCAAGTGAAATTGATGCCAGCAGTTTGTGTGCGAGTGCTATTGACAGTCATTTCCGACTGGGCCGTCATCAGCACTGACGCGCCTAAGACCACCTTGGTGGCCACAGTCATCGTGGCAAAGTCTTCAATCAGAATCTGGACAAGTGGGACCCTGACCCCATTGACCGACATGGTGCTGACATCGACTGATGCAAATGCCCCAATGGCCACCCTAGTGGCTGCAAAGCTGGCGCTCGATGTGGCCGCAAATGTCGCTACCCCCACCGCATAGCGCAAGGCGCTGATTGACATGGTGCTGGCGCTTGTGGCCGTGGCCGAGGCAATGGCAATGCGCTGTGCAGCAGCTGTGGCAGTGCTAGACGCTGAAACCGAGAATGATGCCGTCTTGACGACATTGGCACTGACAGTCTCTGTGCTAGACGCTGAAACAGAAAACGCGCCTATGCAGACGCGTTGACCATTGAATGCAGCCGTGCTGGTGGCCGCGAAAGTAACTGCCCCAAGGCTTACGCCATAGGAGT